TCAAGATTTTGATATCTTTGCGCTTTTCGCGCTAAATCCCTCACTGGAAGTAGGGTGAGGGGCTAGAACGTTCCCCAACTGTTCGGAAACGATGCGTGACGACTTGACGCCAAGGCGGGCGCGGTCAGCGCCTTTGGTGTAGATTTCTGCTTGTTTCGAGCTGGTCCAGCCGAACTGACTCATCAGTTCATGGGCTGTCGCACCGCCATTCGCGGCAAGCGTGGCCGCAAGTTTTCTGAGGCCGTGGGTGTTCTTCTCTAGGCCCGCCTCGCGGGCCGCATCTCCAAACCAGTTTCCGAATCCCGGAACCGAAAATGGTGTGCCATATTCGGTTGAGAGGAAAAACAAGCCCTTCGACGGTGTGGCAGCAATCAGGTCGATAACGCGTTGCGGCAGTTCGACCGTGATCTGTGCGCCGGTTTTTTTTGTGCGCATGGTGAGCGTGTTGCCGTTCAGATGCTGGCGACCGACCCGGCAAAGGTCGGAGCGGCGCAGTCCGGTGTGAAGCGCCAGCTCCAGCGCGAGCCGTTGCTTCGTGCCGATTGGCCAGCGGCTACAGAAGCGCGCGACATCATCGACCGTCCATGCAGGGAAGCCATCGGAGCGGAAGCGGATTTTCTCGACGCCGATGCAGGGGTTTTCGTCCATATGCCCATTGCGCACTGCCCATTTGCACAGTCCGACCATGGCTTTCAGATAGTTGCCCGCTTGAGCTGGTGTGGCGCTGCGATCTTCCATGCCGTTTTCGACCGCGCGTTTCGTTATCATTGAGAAAGGCATGTCGCCTGCCTTCTCAGAAATATGCTTGAAGATATTGGTGCGCTGGCGATGTGTAGCCTCGCTCAACTTCATCCAATCGCCGCTTTCTTTATAGCGGTCGATCAGCCAGCGGATTGAGCGCGGATCTGCCCGTCCGGGTTTGGGCAGCGGTTCGCCTTTCAGGCATGCCTCATAGGCCTTGCGGAATGTCGGGTCGTTCAGGTCTGGCAGGCGGGTGCGTGGACCTTTGCCGATACGGAAGTAGAAGACAACGCGGCCATGCCGGGTCTTTTGCTTGACGACATAAAGGGGCAGTTTGCGTGGCATGGTTAAATCAAAGTCTCAGTTCATGGTTGCTGTCAATCGCGCCGTTTTGCTCCGGCTTTTTCGGAGAGACGCCATAGCGGTTGCCATCGCGCTCGATCCAGCAATCGACGCCCTCGTCTCGTGCGATCTTCGCCATGCGTTTCCACTCTGCCGTTCTGACGATTGCTGGCGCTGTCATGTTCTTGCTTCCTTCATCATCATCGCTTCCATGCGTCAAAATCTTTGACCATCGCGCGCCAGCGCGCGGCGGCTTGGCGGTCTTTGTTCAAGTCTGCGCGGCTGGCGATCATCAGCGCCTTGCGCGCTGCATCCGTCACGCGTTCGTCTGTCAGCGGCCTTGCAACACCATGGCGGGCTTCCATGAAGGCTTTGAATGCCGGTTCCGAACACTTCATTGCGCATTCAGCCGCGTAATCCTTCGCCGGGCTGCCACCCTTTTCTTCAAGCTTGAGGCGCAACGCATTCAGATCGGCGTTCTGGCGCTCCGTCAGCTGCTTGAGCGCATCCACCATGCGTATGAGCTGCGCGGGGATTTCTGCGTGCTTCAAGAGCAATTCCCGGTTCGCTGTCGGGCATGTGTGCGGCACGGATGCCATGACCTCAGTTTCAGCCGGGTCCATGCCGTCTGTTTCGAGGTGAAGGCCTGCCGTATCCGACGAAATCTCTTTAACCGGCGCGGCGCTGATGACCAGTGCACGGATCCGCTCCAGCCGTTCTTTGGCAGAAGTTTGCGGCCTGTTCATTCAAACGTTCATCGAGGCCGCGAGAGCGGCTTCATATGTCATCAACTGTTGCACCAGCGTGAAAATGAGTAGGGGTGCGCCGCACAGAATAGCGAACGAGCTTGCTCTTTTAAGGAACTTGCAGTCCGACACGGTCAGTGGGCGGGTTGGTCGAAAAATGAGATTATGATCGGTCATTTGTCCTCACAAACAGTTTCAAGCCACGACTGCTGGTGCGTCCGTTGAGGCGAGGCTATTCTCTTCCTTCCCAAAGGTTACGCGCCGCTACCGGAAGAGGGGGCGGGGAAAACCGGCAGCGGCACTTCTTCAGGCTGGGGAATAAGCCTGACTGGGATATAGGATGCAATACGCATCCATTTTGTGTCAACAAAAATATGCAAAACGAATTAATTTAGATTCCGTATATGTCAGACAGACAACAAAAAAGCCCGGACATGGCGGGCTTTGAAGTTGCTTCGGTTGCCGTTGGCTGTATTTATGCAGCCACCTTACTTATGCGGTTCAAGCTTAAAATAGCCTCTTTCTCAGTCCCTCGAAAATAACGCGTCTGAAGCCCCTCATTTATCGCTCGTTGGAAACGGCGATCGCCAATAGATTGTATTTTTCGAGTATCTTCAATCAAGGCTACGGAACATAGGCGATTGTCTTGACTCCGCGCTTCTATTTCACGGTGCAGTAGTTCAGCCTCGAGGAATTGGGTGGAACTGTTCACCAAAAAAACGCCAATAGTGCGTCGCCCCTCTTGTTTTGGGGTTAGTACGATGTCAGATGGATAGTCTTCATAACCCTTGGAGACGAAAGCTTTCAGTTTGATCGAAAACGCATCAGAAAGTTCAGCCTGAATAGCCTCCGTCGCATCTTCTTTGAATGTTGAGCGAACCATATCACGCGTCAGCTTTTCAAGGCTACGCATACGAAGCAATGCGGACAAAAATTTAATTGCGGCGCTTCCAGATTGATCTTGGGGGAGTGGATTTGTTCTGATCTCGTTGCTGGTCTCATCCCAGTATGCGTCTGCTTCTGACAGGATTGTATCCATAAGTGCGCGGCGTTGTCCGGATTCTATGTCTATGCCCGATGCAATCAGGTGTGGAAGGAATTCACCATCGTCTTCGAAAACCAGGCCATCGTCAGTTATAGTTGCGTAAAACCCAAGGTAGTCCCCAGAATCATCAAAAAAGGGGGAGTTGATTGCAAACCCGCTGGGAACTGCGCGCACGGAAATAGCATCCGTGAAAGCGGAATGGAGCGCCGATGATAGATTTTGCTCCGTTTTCAAAATAGTGTTCCCTGAACGAACGTAATTCTAAAATGATCGGCTGCGAGTCGCCAGAAAATCTCCGGCGTGGTTGCTCGACGACGGGTTGACCTTTGTCTGGATGCGGCTGCCGGAATGCGAATTAATCCACCAATGCTAGTTGGGCCATCTTCGATGCCGCTTCTTTCGCAATGGGCATGAATATGGATGCCGGGGTGGTTTCCATGGTCTTCAAATCGGCTAACAACCGAGGCTCCGCTCTCCGTTGATAAAATCAGCCAAGCTTTCCAATTGTCCTTTTGCTCATTGACACGGCAGAGAAGAATATATTCCTTTTCTCCGTCCGTGGCTACTGCACTCCGCCATTTCCATGCTGGGCCAATATTTAGTGATTTTTTATATAACCCACCGGTGAACTTCGGTCCGATTGGGCCATCGCGCCAACCGGTGTCTGATTGTTCGGATTTTTTTTGCATGATAAGTTTTCGAACGCGCATACAAACTTACTCCGATCCTTTTTACCCTTCCACTTTATGCCGGAAAATCGAACATGGTGCGACGCACGCGGCCGATAATGGTCAATGGCCCCTTTGGGTAAATTGTCTTGTGCTCACGATTGGTCGTCTCCGGCTCCAAGCGTTCCGGGTCTTTTCGATAGCGCTTATAGGTGGCATCGCCGTCCTCTGTGCGAACCACGTAAAAACCGCCATCGATTGCTTCGCGCTCGCGGCGGTTGACGAAAATGATTGATCCCGGTGGCGAAAACAAATCCATGGAATCGCCCTCAACTTTAAGGGCGATCCAATCTCCTGCCGGAAGCCCGCCAGCGGGAATGCTGATAAAGTCATCGGATGGCACATAGCCATTCGGCTCAGTCAGGTGTCCGGCGCTGACAAAAGAAATAAGTGGAACGGCAGGTCCTGGCTGTTCACCCTGACCTGTCAGGAGCCATGCTTCGCTGACGCGAAAAGCCTTGGCATATTTTGACGCAGCTCGGCCAATGCCGCGAATACCTTGTTCGTGCTGCTTATAGGTCGCGTAAGACCAGCCAAAATAATCGACGGCCGCCTTCGCAGTTTTAAAACCGCGTTCTTTGCGTGCCTCTTCCAGGCGAATTGCGGGCGCTGGTCTGTCATCAAAGGTCATAGCTGCAAAATGCATAATTTTTGGCTGCGTTTCGACTTGACTGAAATGGATGCGTTATGCATATTTTCGGGCATGGAAAACCAAGTTGACATCAAAGCGTTGCGTGAGCGGATCGGCTGGACGCAAGCACAACTGGCCGAATGGCTAGGCGTTGCGCAGGGAAGCGTTTCGCGCATGGAGACCAAAGGTCGTGTGCGTGGGCCCACTATGCGGTTGTTGAAAACACTCGCTGCCGAACAGAGGCCCGATGACGTGCCGCGCCCCGTGGCCAATGCGCCGGAGGTTGCGGAATGAAAGCGGCCTTTTCGGCGGTTGAGCAACATGCAGGCGGCTTTGTTTTCCCGGCTGACCATCACTCCAGTGAATTGGAGGCGGAATGATCATCCGAATGCAAAGTTCATCCAGCACGAGCGAGCATATTTCCTTTTTCCTGCGGCATTCGTGCCACGGCGCTGGCTACAATGCAGATATAGCGTCGCATTCAGCCGGTCGCAGTGAATGCCTTCTCCAAAATCATTCCTATAGTGAGGTGCTTTGATGCAGCGTTTGCTTGCTCAAAAGGCCGTTGATGGCCTGCGTGAGGCATCCCGTCGTGCCGTCGTCCAAGGTGGTGGGCCGGAACGTTTTCAATATGTCACGCGGCTCAATCAGAGCCAGCTTTCGAAATGCTGGATCTGTGATCCCAGCCGGAAAAATCAGCTTGTTATGGCTGTCGATGTCGCGGTCGAGGCGGACATGGAGGCGGGCGCGCCGGTCATTCTTGGCGAAATGGCGCGGCTGGAAGGCTACCGGCTTGAGCGGGAAGACTTTGAAGAGGCGGGCAAGGGCGGCCTTGGTATTGCCGATATCGGTACGTTTCAGGCGGCTTTTCATGCCCTGTCGCAATCGATGATGGATGCGGCAGCCGATGGACATGTTGATGCGCGTGAGGCTGCCGACATCCTCGAACATTTCGCGAAGTTTCTTCGTGTCGCGCATGCCGTCGAGTGCAAGGCCCATGACTGCGATGATGGGGGCGAGGTGTGATGAAGCCGAACGACACCAAGCCTCAGACCGCTTCCAGCCGCTGCCGGATCATTTCCAGCTGCGGCTTTACCTTTTGCCTGACTTGTCACGGCAATGACTACGACGACCGCCCGTTTGTCTGCGGTTCAAATCCACAAAATTCAAAGGAGCGCGCGCATGAACACGCATGACGATTCCTATGATCCGATGGCCGTTGCCGGGCAGGATCGCACTGAAGAAAACCGCAAGGTCCGGAAAGATGTGAAAGCGGGTGGCCCGAATGTTGCGCGTGATCAACTTCGCGCCTTCATCGAGCGGGTTGAGCGGCTGGAAGAGGAAAAGTCGACAATCGCTGATGATATCAAGTCGGTTTACAGCGAGGCAAAGGCCAGCGGTTTTGACACCAAGGCCATGCGCAAGATCGTCCGGATTCGCGGTCAGGATGAGCAAAAGCTGGCTGAAGAAGAGGCGATCCTTGATAGCTACAAGGCCGCTCTTGGCATGTTGCCACTGTTTGAAAACGACGGTGGTGCGGCATGAGCGACAACCATATGAAAGAAATCGCGCGTCTTCGCGATGCCTGTGACGAAAAAGAAGAGCGAATCCGGCAGCTGGAAGCGGAGATCACACGGCTTGATGACATGGCGGAAGCCATGCGCTTCGGCCTGACACCAACAGAGCTGAAACTCTGGGCGATGCTGAAGCGGCGTGGTCGCGTCGACCGGCAGGCGATTTACACGGTGATTTATGGTGACAGAGCAGATGGCGGCCCGAAGCCGAAAACCATCGACGTGCTGATGTGCAAGCTTCGCCATAAGGTTCAGCCGCTCGGCTATCAGGTTGAGAGTTCCTATGGCCATGGCTGGCGGCTGGTGTCGCCGAAAGGTGGTGCGGCATGAGGGCGGCGCGCATCACTAAAGTTATCTGCCCGGAATGTGGTGGTCAGGGCTACCTTTCAGAGCGAAAATTGCGGTGCGCGATGTGTTGCGGGAATGGCCGTGTGAGCGTCTGCGATGCACGTCAGCATGCAATTTCATGTCGGAAAGCTGCGGATCGGCTCGGGCCGGGAACGCTTTATCGCGCCCGCCGTCAGAGGCTCTATCAGGTTGCCGAATGGGTCTTTGAAACCATCGGCGAATTGCCGCCATGGCGGCGCCACCGGGAGGCAGAGGGATGATCATCATTTTGATGGAGGCTTTGCCATGAGCGAAATGCCTTATGTGCGGTTCTATATGTCTGACTGGCTTTCGGCCACGCGTGGCATGAAGGCGGCGGAAATGGGCGTGTACTTCACGCTGCTGGCGCTGATGTATGAGCGCGGTGAGCCGCTGACCGAAAACCATGAGCGGCTGGCGCGGCAATGCGGGTGCACCAAAAAGGTGTTTTCGCAATACCTCGATGTGTTTGTCGATGACGGCAAAATCATCCGGGTTGAGGGCGGCCTCTGGAACCGGCGCGTGGAAAAAGAATTTCAATTTCGCGAAAAAAGTTCAGAGCAAGCAAAAGAGGCTGCAAAAAATCGCTGGGAAAAATCCAATAAAAACAATGACGATGTTATGCGACCGCATAGCGACCGCAATGCGGATGCAATGCTAAAGCCAGAAGCCAGAGTTAAGAAAGAAAGTGTTCCTAAAGGAACACAAAAGAAATCGGCTAAATCTGCCCTCTGCGAAGTGCTTTCACCCGACATCGCCGATGCCGTGATCGAGCACCGCAAAGCGCTGCGCAAGCGGCTTTCGGTGCATGCGGCTGAGCTGCTTGCCCGACAATTTGCCCAGATGCCGGATCCAGACAAGGCGGCTGAAACGATGATCGGTCGGGGCTGGCAGGGTTTTGAGCCGGGCTGGGTGGCCGAACGCCCGAAGCAGGCGGCCAGAGCCTCGCCGGGCAAGCCTTCTCGCAGCGAGGAAATCAGAGATCACAATCAGCGCGTTCGAACGGGTTTGCGCAAACGGATGGGGCAAAGCGATGACAACGAAAATGGCAACATTATCGACATCAGCCGGGGAGATTGGTCAGTTGCGCGAAGCGGTTAAACCGGCCAACGATCATCAGGCCGATATCATGCTGGACAAGCTGATGGACCGGGGTTTCGTGGTGCCGGATAGCGTGAACCCGGATGAAGCGGGCGAGTATTATGCGGAAGTGCTGCGGGGCAAACCCATCGGTGCGATGCGTCGGGTGTTCGACAATCTTCGGTTTGGTCGCTATCCGCGCTATCAGTCCTTTCTGCCGAAACCGGCTGAGCTTTCAGCGCTGATCGATGATGCCGCAAAGCATGACCGGGAAATGCTGCGGCTGGAGCGGGAAAAGGAGGAACGGGAGCAGGAACGTCTGGAGGCGCAGAAGCGACGGAAACTTACCCCGGAAGAGCAAGAGCGGCGGAGCGAAAAGGTTCGGAAAGCCGTAGCAGAGCTGGCGAAATCAGTGGCTGAGCAGTCACGCGGTGGAGGCGATGATGACGAAAGCTGAAGACCGCAAAGCCGTTCGCAGAGCTTTCCTGAAATTCTATCGCCAGTGGCCCACCTATGGCGAGGACAGTGACGAACGCGCCTTTGCCGAATGGCAGGCTTTGACGGCTGAAGAGCGTGATGCTGCAACTTCGATGCTTTCAGGCTTCCTGACGTTTGAGGCGATGCATGGTCGGCAGGTAAAATTTGCCGCCAGCACCTACCTGAAGGATCGCCGCTGGCAGGGTGTGCCGGAAGGGCTTTCCAGTGCATATGGTCCCGTGAATGCTGCGACTTATGGCAAGGCATGGATGGCTGAACGGTTTGCGCGGCTTGGTGCACCGTGTGCCCGGTTGCCGTCGCTGACACGGTTTCAGGAATGGGAAATCCGGCAGGGGCATGTGGACCGGAATGCGTTGTGGCTTGAGCGCAAGCGCAAGATGGGCTGGCCGCACGTCAACGCGATGCATGAACAGGCCGTGGTTCAGCCTGCCAAAGGCGCACGGGTTTCGCCGGAGATCGCGCTTTTAGGTTCTGCTTTTGAGGCGGTGCGTGTCGGCAGCGATGAATGGGAAGCATGGAAGCACGAACACGCTGAACGCGGCTGGCCGTGGCTGCCTGACACCGGTCGGCATGAATGGGTCTATTTCCCGCGCCTTGATGGGGGCAAGCCTTCCGATGCCTTGTCGGCATTCTTCGAAAAGCTTGAGCACATGCAGGGCAGGGAGGCAGCTGAATGACAGAGCAGCGGCATATCGGAGATCAGTTCAATGGCCGCTTGCCGGTGGATTTTGAACAGCGCATGCGACAGATCAGATTTACGCACCGGCCTGCACTTGCCAAGCGGGCCGAAAGTGATTCGGAATGGATGGTCGCCTGTGTGCGCAGTGGCCGGGAAATGGATGTGGAAAAGGCGCTTTCCGATGCTGGTGTTGAGGCGATTGTTCCGATCCGGAAGGGCAAGGAACGGCGACGCCGGAACAAGGTGATCCCGCCTCAAAACGAGGTTTTGATGAGCGGATATGTGCTGTTTCGATGCTGCTATTCCGTCGAGGCAATGAGCGGGCTTTTGAGCTTTGAGCATGTCGTTGATGTGCTTGGCGGGTGGGAAAAGCCGTTCACTGTCAACCATGAAAAAGTCAGGAATATCATGCAGAAAGCGCATGATGGGCGGTTTGATTATGAGCGGGTGTCTCAGGTGAAGGTCGCTGCCGGTGACAAGGTTCGGATTGTGGAAGGCTTGTTCGCCGGGCTGATTGCAGAGGTGATGACACCGAATGGCAAGGGCAAAGGTGACGTTGTGGTCGAGGTCGATATGTTCGGTCAGAAGACACCGACAATTTTACCTCTTGCAATTCTCGAAAAACTGTGAATTTATTTGTGCCAACGGATGACCGGTTCTTAGTGCGGCACGGCTAGCGCGCCCGGTTACCAGCCCTGACGATAGCCAATAGGCAACGCGATTCAGGGTCAGTGCGTAAGCTATGTCTTCTCTCCATTTATTAGCGTATAATCGAAAGCGTAAACGCAAGACGGGTGCGCCGTATTGTTGTTTGCTATCGTATGAGGCGGGTCGTGAAAGCGATCCGCCTTTTTGCGTTTAGGGTAGATGGTCAAATCCCCGAAATCATTCAGGCCTGCCGGAGCGCCAACGCGAAAGCAGCAACGCCAACGGGCCGATGACCGGCGCGGCAGCGCTGCCAGTCGCGGTTATAACCGGCGATGGTCAAAGGCGCGCGATACGTTTCTGGCGCATCGGCCCTTGTGTCTTGGCTGTCAGGCCGTGGGCAGGGTGACAGCAGCGCGTGTTGTCGATCACGTTGACCCGCACCACGGCGATCCGGAGAAGTTCTGGAACACGGCGATGTGGCAACCATGCTGCAAGTGGCACCATGACCATGTGAAGCAACGGCTCGAAGTCATGTACGAGCGCGGCCAGATCGGCATTGAAAGCCTCTGGCTGAACAGCGAACGCGCCAAGGCGATTACCTCGGGCCTGATGGCAGAACCTGCCGAATAGGCAGGGGGGTGGGTCTGGTTCTTGAGGGCTGACGGCGTGGACCGGCGGCCTAATCAGGAAAATTCCGGCGCGATATTTTTGGCGATAACTTTTTTTTCTGTACCGGGGAGACGGGACGTTTCCAACGCTTGCCGGTGCATGTCTGAAGGATGGCGAACCCATGGGCAGACGTAAAGACAATCCTCTTGAACAGGCGGCGAAGGGGTTTCCCGGTCGTCGCAAAGGCAAAGTCGAGAAAGAAATCGAGGCGGTCGTGACCTCTGTCGATGACGATGCCACACGAAGTGGCGATCCATTCCCGCTGCCAGCGCTGTTTCAGAAGCAGCCTGCTTATTGGAAACATGCCGCCAGTCTCTGGCGTGAGCTTTCAGTGGTTCTGGCGGCGACCGGGCGGCGCAAGCCTGCCTATCGGGCAGCACTCACGCGCTATTGCATCTGGACGCAGCTTTACATGACCACGGCTGAACAGCTTCGAAAGGATCTGCCGCGCGGCGGAACCACGGTGAAGGTCAAAAAGGGCGATGGCAACGAGGTCCATCGAACCCATCCCGGCCTCGAATTTATGGCGAAAGCCGAAACGCAGCTGAGGCTGCTTGATAGCGAATTCGGTCTGACCCCGATGCGGGATCAGGATCTCATGAAACTTGAAACCTTCAATGCAGGGCAGGGCCGGTTGCCGTTTGACGCTCCGAACGGTGGCGGGCGTGAGCGCGGCGATGACATGCCGGTTGATGACCCCATGGGGATTATGAACGACGATGGACGCCTCCCTCCCGGTCTCAAACCAAACTGAACCGCTGCCGGAGTGGATCGCCTGTCATGATGACGATGAAGCCTATGACTGGGCGCGTTCCGGCTGGAAGCGCGCCGCTGCTATTCCGGGTGCATGGTATGATGCTGCAAAGGCAGATCGCATCGTGGAGCGCTGGCCTCGTATCTTCAGGCTGACCGATGACCGGTTTGCGGGCATTCCGTTCAAGCTTTTGCCCTGGCAGGAAATCACGGTGCGGTTACTCGTCGGCTGGAAAAAGCCGGTCGAAATCATTGATCCCGAAACCCATGCTGAGACGATTTCCTATGTCCGGATCTTTCGCCGTCTGGATCTCTGGATCCCGAGAAAGAACGGAAAGTCTGAGTTTCTGGCTGCTCTGGCCGTTCTGTTTTTCGTGCTGGAGAAGATACAGGGCGCGCAGGCTTATGTGTTTGCGCGCGATGAAGAACAGGCGCTGATCCCGTTCAACAAGATGGTTCAGATCATCGAAGCGGCAGACGGGTTGAAAGAAGATCGCCACGGCAATGACCGGATCACGATCAATTCGAAAAGCATTTACCTGCGCGAAACGTCTTCGCTCTGTCAACTGCTGACCGGGTCCACGAAGGGCAAGCATGGCAAGTCGCCAACCGTGACGGTGGGTGATGAGATCCACGAATGGAAGTCGACCGAAATCGCCGACACCTTGCGGCAGGGAACCGGCGCACGGCTTCAGCCGATTGAGCTTTATGCGTCCACGGCTGGCCGCCGCGAAAACCGTGTCGGGTTTGAATGGTTTCAGGAATCGCTTTCGATCATGCGCGGGGAGATCGATGATCCATCGACATTGGTCGTTTATTTCGGGATTGAGGATGAAGACGACTGGACCGATGAAACAATCTGGCGGAAGGCCAATCCCAGTCTCGGTCTGACACCGACGCTGGACTATCTGCAAACAGAGTTTCGCAAGGCAAAGGGCCGCCCGGCGCAAGAGGCGATTTTCCAGTGCTACCACCTCAACCGCTGGGTCGATCAGATCGGCGGCTGGCTGCCGCGTTCGAAGTGGCAGGCCTGCACTGCCGATGCAAAGTCATGGCCGCGCCTTTGGGCGGAAAACAAGGGGCGGCGCGCGCTTCTGGCCTTCGACGTTTCCTCGGTCAACGATCTGACCGCGCTGGTGGCGATCCTGCCGCCAGATGCGACCAATGACAAATGGATCGTTATTCCCCGTTTCTGGGTGCCGGAAGACACGCTTGAGCGCCGGGCGCAGGAAGACAAGCGCGTCAACTGGAATGCGTGGGTGAAAACCGGCGCGCTTGAAACGACACCGGGTGACTTTGTCGATCTGAACTTTCTGATGCGGGCGATCTTTGACGCCGGTGCGCATTTCGATGTTGAGAGGATCGGCTATGACCCGTGGGGCACAAGCAAGCTGATCGGCGATCTTCAGCATGAAGGACTGGATCCTGAATTGCTGGTCGATATGCGGCAGACAACCGCCAACCTCAGCGCGCCGACCAAAGAGTTTGAACGGCTGGTCTTTGCGCAGGATATCGAACATGGCGGCCATCCGGTTCTCGGGTGGATGGCCGGGCATTGCTCTGTGCGCTTCGATGTCAATCTCAACTATGTGCCGGACAAAAAGCACTCACTCGACAAAATCGACGGTGTTGTCGCCACGGTCATGGGGATCGGGCTTGCGATGACGGATGAAGAACCGGAGCCGGTCTCCCCCTGGGATGACCCGGACTACACGCTGGTGAAGAAATCATGAGACTATTCAGCCGAAAGGCTAAGGCGGATGTTCGTGCTGCGAATATCGAAGATCCGAAGGTTAAGGTGAGTGCCTCGAACTTTCTCGAATTCTTCGGGATCAGGTCGGGCAACTTGCCGTCTGTGACGATTGAGAATGCCATGCGGGTTCCGGCGTTTTCTGCGGCGGTGACTTTCCTGTCCGGCAGTCTTGCGAACCTGCCGCTCCATGCGTTCAGATCCGGGAAAGATGGCGCTGCCCAGATGAAGGGTGGCATCCAGACGCTTTTAAACGAAGCGCCAAACCCGCAATGGACCAGTTACAGCTGGCGGGAATATTGCTGGTCGCAGGTGTTCACGTCCGGGCGTTCGCTTTCATGGATTGAGCGGGCCGGGCGGTCGGTGGTTGCGATCTGGCCGATGGAGCCGGGAAAGGTCACCATTCGCAGAACCGGCGGGCGCGTCAGCTATTCCTATGAGGGCAGAACCTATGATGCGGAGGACGTGATCGACATCGCATTTTTGCGAAAGCCCGACATGATTTCCTCATATGCGCCGGTGGCAACCGGGCGCAACGCCATCCAGCTGGCACTGGCTATGAATGAATACGGTTCAAACTTCTTTGCCAATGGCGGCATTCCACCGCTTGCTTTAACCGGTCCCATGCCGACCGGGGCAAATGCGATGAAGCGGGCGAAAGAGGATATCGACCGGGCAATCGATTATGCCCGTGAGTTCGGTGACAGCTTCTTTTCCATTCCGCCCGGCTATGAGCTGAAGCAGGTCGGTTTCGATCCGGCGAAAGGTCAGATGACCGAAGCGCGCCGGTTTCAGATTGAGGAAATCGCCCGGCTGTTCAATCTGCCGCCTTTGTTCCTGCAGGATCTGACGCACGCTACGCTGAACAATTCAGAACAGCAGGATCTGCATCTGGTCAAACACGTTATTGCGCAATGGGCGCGTAATTTTGAGCAGGAAATCAATCTCAAACTGTTCGGGCAGATGCGCAATTCCCGTTATGCCGAGCACAATCTGGATGCGCTGATGCGCGGCGACTTCAAGAGCCGGATCGAAGGTCTGGCGCGCGGTGTCCAGTCCGGCATTCTCACGCCGAATGAGGCGCGTGAGAAGGAAAACCGGCCCAACAAACCGAACGGCGATACGCTCTATATTCAGGGCGCGACCGTCCCGCTGGGCGCTGTTTCCAAAGCACCGGCATCCAGTCAGAGCGAAACAAACCCAACCGGAGAATAAAATGACGCTGATAAAGCGAGCGGTCGCCCGCCGTCCGGAGATCCGGGCGGACGGCGAAACGAAGACGGCTGTCGGTTATGCGGCGCTGTTTAACAGCGATGCCGATATCGGCGGCCTGTTTGTCGAGCGTATCGCGCCGGGCGCATTCACCGAAACGCTGAAAAGGGACGATATCCGGGCGCTGATCGATCACGATCCGGGCCGGGTTATTGGCCGGACATCCGCTCAGACATTGCGTCTCACCGAAGACGATAAGGGGCTGCGCGTCGAGATTGATCTTCCTGATACGACAGACGGGCGCGATCTCGCGGTTCTGCTGGAGCGCGGTGACATCTCCGGCATGTCGTTCGGCTTTCATGTGGTGAAGCAGGAATGGGATGAAACGGCTGAACCGTGGAAGCGCACCATTATTGCTGCCGATCTGATGGAAGTCAGCGCCGTTGCCTTTCCGGCCTATGACGACACCCAGCTTGCCATGCGGGATCTCGAAGCCGCGAAGAACGAGCGCGCCCGGCACAACTTTCATGCAGCCGCCCGAAGGCTGCGGATGAAGACAACCCTCGATCTCAGATCGCGGAGTAAGGCGTAAGGCGGGCCGCCAAGCGCTGAACCACTTTCCTGAAATTCAAGTCATGGAGCATCAGAATGCTGCAACGAATCAAAGAGCTGCGTCAGCGGCAGGAAACAATCGCTGAAGAGGCCCGCGAGCGTCTCAACCAGATCAATGACAGCACCGATGAAGCGCGTGCAACGGAACTTGAGGCCGCCCACGACACGGCTATGGCGGAATATGACAAGCTCGAAAAGCAGATCAGGCGTGAAGAGCGCCAGCTTGAAATCGAACGCAATGCCGAAGAGCGCCGGGCGCGCAACCGCCCGACCGGCGATGATGTCGAAACACGCGGTGCTGGCGGTGAAGAACCGTCGCCGGAATATCGTCATGTATTTGCCCGTGTGATCTGCGGAACGGATATCTCCGATCTGACGGCAGAAGAGCGCAATGTTCTGCGTGCCGGTGCGGCGAAGTTTGAAAACCGCGCTCAGACAGGCGGCAGCAATACTGCCGGTGGCTATACCGTTCCGACCGAACTTCATGGTGAAATCATCCAAGTGATGAAGGCGTGGGGGCCGATGTATGATGAAGAGGTTGCCACGGTCATGAATACGGCAGGCGGCAACCCTATTCAGGTGCCAACCGTCGATGACACCGACAATGAAGCGGATTCGCACGCTGAAGCTGAGGCTCTGAAAGATGACGGCAGCGGCGACGTGGAATTCGGGCAGAAGCTTCTGAACGCCTATGTGTTCAATACGCCGTTTGTGCGCTGGTCTTTTGAGCTCAACTCGGACGGCATCGTCAACATGGAATCGTTTCTTGGCTTTCTTATCGGCGAACGTCTTGGCCGTATCGCGAACCGCCAACTGACGGTGGGCACTGGCACCAACGCACCGAACGGCATTCTGACGGCTTCCAGTCAGGGATTGATTGCAGCGGCTTCCGCAAGCCTGAAATTCGATGAAATCATGGAACTGGAACACTCGGTCGATCCGGCATACCGGACCAGCCCGAAAGTCCGCTACATGTTCAATGACAACACGCTTCTGGCGATCCGTAAGCTGAAAGACGGCGACGGCAATTATCTTTGGCAGAAGGGCGATGTCCAGGCGGGGATCCCGGCCAACTTCAATGGTCGCAGATACTCGATCAATCAGGCTATGCCCGATATCGCAGCCGGTGCGAAGCCCATGCTCTTCGGTGATTTTTCCCGCTACTTTGTCCGTAAGGTCGGTTCGCCGGTTGTCGGCGTGATGCGTGAGCGGTTCTGGCCCGACATGGGGATCGCCGGTCTGATCCGTTTCGATGGTGAGCTGGGTGACGCCAATGCCGTTAAACACCTCAAGATGAAGGCTGCCTGATCAAAAGGCTGAAACGGCAGGCGTTCAAACGCGCCTGCCGATCTTCTCCGATGGAGTGCAATCATGGAAATCAAGATGCTGGCTGGATACACCGGCCCGGATTTTATCCTTGCGCCGGGCGAACGGCGTGACTTTCCGAAAGATAAGGCTGTTACCCTGATCAAGGCCGGGCTGGCAGTTCCGGTGAATGAAGACAGGTTCAATAAGGCGGTCAAACCGAAGGCGCTGGAGACCCGGCAATGAGCCGTTTGGGATGGGCCGAACCGGATATCATCGCACCGTCCGATGAAGAGGCGGTATCGCTTGCGGCGGCCAAAGAGCAGCTGACCGTTGATTTTGACGATGATGACAGCTTCATCCAGAGACTGATCGCGACGGCCTCTAACCATGTGGAACAGGTCACGGGCCTGATCGTCACTGAGAAGACGCTGAAACTTCACTGTCATGGGTTCGAGGATTTGAACCGGCTGCCGGTTGGGCCGGTCAAAGAGGTGGTCGCCGTGCGCTATATCGCACCGACCGGTGATGATGTCATTCTGGATCCTTCACACTACGAAACCCGCCTTGAGGGTTTGAGGGCTTCCATCGTCGCAAAGGCTGGACGGCCTTGGCCAGCTATTCAAACGGGTTCTCGCGTCGCCGTTGATGTTGTGGCTGGCTTTGATGAAGTGCCTGCCGCCGTTTGTCAGGCCATGCTGCTTTTGATCGGCACCTGGTATCGAAACCGCGAACAGGTCATCACCGGCACGATTACAGCAGAGCTTCCGGACAGTTCCGGCTTCTGGTCGCTGTTGTCTAACTACCGTCTGAACGCATAGGGGGAACAATGGTCTGGCTGGTCTTTGACAGACCTTTCCGATGGTCGCCACCGGAGAGGCCGAAAATTACTATCGCCTATCGTGAAGGCGGAAAATACAACGTTAGAACGGCTTGCGCTGAGGCTGCGTTGAACGCCGGGGCAGCGCACAGAAATCACCCGGAGGCTGACAATGGCCCGACCGGCGAATAGTGGCGGTCAGTTGCGCTCAAGGCTGCATTTCCAAAAGCGCGGCACCACCGATGACGGTTATGGCAACCCGGTCGCTGGCCCGTTTGAAACCGTCTTCACCCAGCGCGCTCAGATGATTGCCCGAAATGGCACCGAAACGGTTATGGCTGAAAGGCTTCAGGGCGTTCAGCCTTACACCGTGCGGATCCGTTACAGCGCGCAGGCGGCGGATATCACTGCGGATTGGCGCATTGTTGATGCGCGAAAGCCGGGCAGGGTGTTTGCGATCACCGCACCACCGGTCAATGTCGATGATGAAAACCGGTGGATCGAAATGCTTGTTTCTGAAGGGAAACCGAGCTGATGGCCCGTCGTGCAACGATCAAGGGGCGCGCTGCTCTTGAGCGAAAAATGAAGCGCATGCCGGTCATTGCGAAAAAGCTGATCAAGGCTGCCATGGAGCAATCGGCAGATGAGATTGTCGCTTTGATGAAAAGCCTTGTCCCGGTCGATAGCGGTGCACTTCGGGACAGTATCGGCTGGACGTGGGGCCGGGCACCGTCTGGATCCAGTATTGCCGCAACCGTAAAATCTCAGCTTGGCTCCGAAATGACCATTACAGTCTATGCCGGGAACGATGATGCGTTCTGGGCGCGCTGGGTTGAGTTCGGGCGGCAGGATATGCAGGCACGGCCCTATTTTTATGTGTCTTATCGGGCAAAACGCCGCCGTGTGAAATCGCGGATATCCCGGTCGGTAACGAAAGCGGCAAAACGTGTGGCGGCAGGTGCCTGATGGATGCAAACTTTGAACTGACGCGGCTTGTTATCACCACGCTGAAAACAGACCCGGTGGTCTCCGGCTTTGTCGCGGGCCGTGTCTTTGACCGTGTGCCTTCGGATCCGAAACCGGGCTTTCCCTATGTTTCCATGGGGCCGAGTGACAGCTTGCCCGATGACGCTGACTGCATCGCGGGCGAAGAAATCAGCCTTCAGATCGACTGCTGGTCTGAGGGCACCGGTGAAGCCTACGGATCGGCTGAGGTGAAAAAGCTGGCCGGAGCGGTGAAGCACTGCCTGCACGATGCGGGCCTCGCTCTTGGCGAAAATGCTCTGGTGTCGCTTCGCCACCGCGTCACACGGATTATCCGCGAGCCGAATGGTGTGACCAATCACGCTGCATTGTCGTTCACGGCCTTTGTCGAGATCGACTGAACCACACGCAACAATCTGAAACCTATCCTCGCCAGCCGGTTTCTGCGGTGGCGAAACAATGGAGCTATGACCAATGGCAGAAGCAAAAACCACGACATTCGGCAAACTGCTGATCAAGCTGGGCGATGGCGCCGACCCTGAAGTGTTCGCGCAGCCCTGCGGCATGACCTCGAAATCGCTCAGTTTCTCAAAAAATACCGGCGAAACGCTGGTGGTCGATTGTGACGATGAGGATCAGGTGACATGGCTGGAACGTAACGCAGAAAGCCTTTCGGCTTCTGTGTCCGGCGATGGCGTTCTGGCCGCAACCTCGATCCAGCCATGGTGGGAGGCCTTTGCCAGCACGCAGGCGATCAACTGCGAGCTTTCGATCCAGTACGCCACCGGCACCATGAAGTGGACCGGTCCGTTTCATCTGACGAGCTTTGAAATCAGCGGCGAAAAGAGCGGCGATCCGAAGGTGAAGTCTTCAATTCAGATGGACAGTGCCGGTGCCATCGAAAACGAATGGATTGCGGCCTGATGCGTGATGCACGGATTGAACAACCCTTTGCAGACGGAACCTATGCGTTCCGTCTGGGCTATGGGCAGATCTCGGAACTTCAGGAAAAATGCGATTGCGGCCCGATGCGGCTGCTTTCGCGTTTGCAGTCCGGCGACTGGAATATCGAAGACGTGTTCGAGACCATTCGCCTTGGCCTGATCGGCGGCGGCATGGAGCCGAAAGAGGCGCTGAAGCTTGCAGGCCGCTATGTGAAAGAGCGCCCGCCACTTGAAAACCAGCCGCTGGCCTTGGCAATCGTATTTGCAGGGCTGGCCGGTGCCCCGGATGAACCCGTGGGGGAGTAACAAGCGCCAGCACTGAAACCCGCCTTGATGATCTGCCGAACGGCAAGATCCGCATGGCGAATATTTACGGTGCTGGCGCGGCCATGGGGTTCACCCCGCAAGAGGTCAGCGCAATGAGCGTCTGGCAGTTCTCAGCCGCGCTTGATGGCTACATCCGGGCCAATTCATCGGAAGAAAACGATCAGACAAAACTCAACGATGCGCAGGCCGATGAAATGTGGGCTTGGATGCAGGATCAGATTTAGTCAGGAGATTTCAGGCATGTTGGGCGGTGGGTTATCACTCTTCGCTTCTTTCCATTTGATGAGGTCGATTGTGTGATTTTCGAGTTCTTTCAAATCGCTCGCGATATCGAGAGCTTCGTCAGCTTCATCGTCCAGATATTCAGACTTTAGAACAACCGTCGCATCAATGAGCCGCGACCTATATCTGCCTATCTTTTTGCGAAGCGGACGTAAGTCTTTAAGCAGGAACTTATTCTGTGAATGCATCTCTGCGACTTCGGAATTTGTAGCCTCGAAAAAGGATTGAGCGTTTTTGGCGGCTTCAAAGGCCATTTGATCGTGTTTTTCACGTGATTTTTCACGCTTGGTGCGTTCGCTCGTGTTTCTGTCGTTCGCAAAATCGACAGAAGCTCGCATAGCTTCTTGCTGAGTTTCAAATGGATCTGAAAAGTACGCTTCTGAATCCGGTCTGTTCATGGCGCAAGAAAACTTCCATCCTCCGTCACTTTCAAAAACCGTCAGGCGATTATCATTCTCGATTTTTGTTTGATTTCCTTTTGACGAAGGGTGCCACTCAGCCTCTTTCGCAGCGTTCGCGAAAGCTCCCCAAATTAAGATCACGACGATGATTGCCAGAATTACGAACAGGATTGTCCACACGTAGTCTTTCTCCTTTTATCCCGCGCCAAAATTGCGTGGGCTTATGAAGGCGAGTCAAGTCATCATTCAAACACCTTGGTGATCTGGCGAACGGCAATATCCGCATGGCGAATATTTAGGGTGCTGGCGCGGCCATGGCTTCACCCCGCAAGAGGTCAGCGCAATGAGCGTCTGGCAGTTCTCAGCCGCGCTTGATGGCTACATCCGGGCCAATTCATCGGAAGAAAACGATCAGACAAAACTCAACGATGCGCAGGCCGATGAAATGTGGGCTTGGATGCAGGAGCAGGAATAATGGCCAAAACCGACCTTGAGCAGCTCGTCGTTCAGCTTTCGGCTGACGTGAACAAGTTTGAAAAGCGACTGGCGAAAGCCAATGGGGTGGCAAACAAGCATTTGAATGCGATCCAGAAGAAAGCCGTTGCCATGGACCGCCGTCTTGAAGGTTTCGGGGCGAATGCGTTCAAGGGGCTGCTTTATTCCACAACTGCGCTCGCCTCCACGTTATCGGTTCGGGAAGTGGGCCGCTATGCCGATGCCTGGACACAAGCGAAGAACGCGCTGGCGGTGGCTGGTGTTGTCGGTCAGGAACAGGTGCGCACGCTTGATGCCTTGTATCAAAGCGCTCAGGATAATGCCGCGCCGATCACCGCGCTGGCCGATCTGTTCGGCAAAGCGTCTCAGGCCAATGACAACCTGCAGCAATCGCAGGAACGCCTTCTGAAATTCACAAGCGGCATTGCAACGGCGTTGAAAGTAGAAGGTAAGTCGGCGGCAGAAGCGTCGGGCGCACTGCAACAGCTTGGTCAGTTGCTCGGCTCAGCGCGGGTTCAGGCGGAAGAATTCAATTCAATTAATGATGGCGCGCGGCCCATTTTGATCGCCGTTGCCAACGGGCTTGATGAAGCTGGCGGTTCGGTCTCCAAACTGAAACAGCTGGTCAATGACGGTAAGGTTTCGGGCCGGGAATTTTTCGACGCCTTCATGAAAGGCTTTCCGGCCATCGAAAAGATGGCGGCGAATTCCACGCAGACGATTGCGCAGGGCGTGACCAAGGTCAACAATGCCCTGACCAAATACATCGGCGAGACGGATAGCAGTCTGGGGGCGTCTCAGCGGCTTGTCGCTGGTCTGAATGCTCTTGCCGACAATTTTGACCAGACGGCGGACACGGTTCTCGCACTTGCCGGTGTGATTGCCGGTGCACTGGTCGGGCGTTCGATTGCGGGTATGCTGGTCAAGCTTGGAATGGCAGGCACGGCGCTGACGAAGTTTGCGGCGGCCATGCGGTCGGCCATGGCGGCGGGTAGCCTTTCAACGGCGCTGGGCGGCATGAGTGCTGCGGCTGGTCCGCTCGGCCTGTTGATCGGCGGAACGCTGGTCGGTGCGCTGGCGCTTTATTCGCGTCATACGCAAGCGGCGAAAGCACAGACGGAAGCCGTCAATGCCGAACTTGAACGGCTTGGTCTTGTTGCCGAGGAAGCTGCGCCGAAACTTGACGACGTGACAGAAGCGGCTGAACAGCTCACCGATGGCGACATCTATCGCAAGGTTAAAATGCTGGCCGATGAATATGACCGGCTGAGCAATATGGGCGAGGGCTTTCTCGGTTGGCTTCGCGATGATGATGCGCTTGGTGGGATCATTGATCAGGCCAAAAGCCTCACAGGGCTTTTTTCAGATGTTCCTGAACGCGATTTTGACAGCATCTTCCAGATTCAGGACATGGCCCGTGACCTTGAACGCGGTCGTGTCGGGTTTCAGGACGTCATCAACCAGATGCGGGAAATCCGGGCCACCGAGATTTCCCAGCCTGTTGCCGATCTGGCCTATCAGCTGGAAAAGACGGCTCAGAAGCTTCAAAGCCTTGATGGGGCAAAAGCAGCCGATCAGGTCAATGAGCTTGAGCGTGAAATCCAGAGTGCGCGTGACGAACTGCTTGATTTCAGCCAGATCATGCCGATCTCGCTCGACCAGCGTGAGGCCATTGCCGATATCATCGACCAGTTCGACGGCACGAAAGAGGGGGCCGGAGAAGCCCGCCGTGCGCTTGAGGCCATGGCGGACGCCAACCCCGATGTCGCGGGCTATATCGAAAAGCTCGCACCTATGTTCTCGGTGCTTCAAAAGCTGATCGATAAATCGCGCGAAGCCATGACCATGCTGGCCGGAGCAACGGTTAATGGCTCGGGTGGCCTTAGTGACAGCCAGAAATCAGCCTATACCCAATACAGCGATAGCCGGGCTGAAGGTGAAAAAATGCTTCAGCTTGGCAAAGACTATGCTGACGAAATCGAATGGCAGAATAGCCTGACGAAAGATCAACTGGCACTTGAGCGGGAAAAGGCGAACATCAAGCGGGATCTCGAAAACAAAGGCGGCTTCCTGCCGGACAATGAGATCGAAAGCCTTGCTCAAAGCAGGCTGGATGCCAGTGCGCGCCGAAACAGCAGCGGATCTGGCGGCGGTGGCGGTGGTGAAAATGGCTTTGACAGCGCCGTCCAGTCTATCCGTGAACGCACAGCGGCTCTGATGGCTGAGAAGGAAGCGCAAAACGCACTGAACCCATTGGTGGAAGATTATGGCTTTGCGCTGGAAAAGGCGCGGGCGACCCATGATCTCCTGAGTGCTGCGGAAGCTGCGGGATTAAGCGTTAATGCTGATCTGAGGGCTTCAATTGACGAACTGGCTCAAGGCTATGCGGAAGCCGCTGCTGAGGCAGAAAAGGCTGCGCGCAAGAATGATGATCTTCGCCAGTCTGTGGATGACTTCAAGTCAACCGCGAAAGACGTAACCGGTGGGTTTGTCTCTGACCTGATGAGTGGCGTCAGTGCAGCGGATGCCTTGGTGAATGCATTGGGCCGCATTGGCGACAAGTTGCTCGAACTGGCACTGAATGACCTGTTCAGCACGGGCGGGCCGGGACTTGGCAGTTTCTTCAGTGCGATATTTGGCGGAATTGGCAAAGCCGATGGCGGTGCTGTTCATGCCGCGACTGGCGGGCGCATCGATGCGACGGGCGGCGGCAGTCTTTCCGGTCCCGGTGGGCCGCGCGGGGACAAAATCCCGGCGTGGCTTTCCGATGGCGAGTACGTGATCAACGCCAAAGCTGCCGGGAAATATGCACCGCTGCTTGAGGCGATCAATAATGGCGAAGGTCTCAAACTCGCTGACGGCGGTATCGCGCGTCATCCGGCTTTGCCACGCCTGCCGATGAAGGCGTTGCGGGCGGTTCAGTCACGTGGTGCCGTTTCGAGTTCGGTGAACATTGGCGATATTAACGTGAATGTTCCCGAGGGCACGGATCCGAAAGATGCAGCGGCGATGGGTCGCGAATTCAGGAAACAGATCGATGCCGCTATTGATGCGCGGCTTCAGGATAATCGACGTGCGCGTGGCATGCTGGCCGGAGGGCCTTTCTGATGGCTGAGAAGTTTGAACCGCCGAAATGTCCATCGGTCGAAAGCACGCGGGAGAACGAATTCCGCGTGCTCGAAAGTGAGTTTGGGGACGGTTACAGTCAAAGGGCTGGATCCGGCCTCAACGCGGAAAATGTCACGTTCAGTGCGGTGTGGTCTGTGCTTTCTATTGCTGAGGCCGATCAGATCGAGGCCTTCTTTCGACAGCATCGCGGTTATCGGGCTTTTGAATGGAAAGCGCCCCGCGATGCAATGCCTCAGCTTTACCGCTGCAAAAAGTGGAAACGCGGCTTTCGGGGAAGCGGTAACGACACGATCACAGCAACGATTGAACGGGTTTATGACCTATGACCCTGATATCCGAAAACGCACAATCACTGGCTGCCGATGATATCGTTCATCTTTATGAACTGGATGCCTCAGTGATCGGCGGCGGGATCTATCGGTTTACATCATCGGCGTTTGAAGATGCGCCGGTGTCGTTCGGTGGCAATGTTTTTGAACCGACACCGATTGAAACCGATGGCTGGGAAATGTCATCGCAGGGCACCATGCCACGACCAAAGCTGAAGGTCGCAAATGTGTCGGGGGTGTTGTCAGCCGTCGTCAATGAATTCGGCGATCTGGTCGGGGCGACGTTTCGGCGGATCCGGACGTTTCGCCGGTTTCTCGATGGTATGGACGATGCCGATCAGGACGCACACTTTCCCGTCGATGTTTACCGGATTGAGCAAAAGACCAATCAGAACCGTGTCTATATCGAGTGGACACTGGCAGCGGCCATGGATCAGCAGGGGCGAAAGCTGCCCGGTCGGCAGGTGATACAAAGCGCCTGCACGCATACCTATCGCCGCTATGATCCGGAAACCGGTTCGTTCGACTATTCAAAGGCGACATGTCCCTATGCCGGATCGGCCTGTTTCGATGCGAAAGGCAATGCGGTTGCCGCGTCAGAAGATCGCTGCAGCAAGCTTTTGCAGTCCGGCTGTGTGAAGCGTTTCGGCCATGGCGATCTGCCGACGCGGGCGTTTCCCGGTGTCGGGCGGGCGAACACTTAAGAAAGCTGACAATCATGTTTGATGATGATGTTGCGCGGCAAGCCCGTGCGCATGCGCTCGACGTCTGGCCGCAGGAAGCCTGCGGGGTGGTCTCCGGTGGTCGTTATATCCGTGTGCCAAACATTGCTGAGGATCCGGAGAACGCCTTTGAAATGCCCGCCGATGCCTGGCTGAATTATACGCCGCAAGCTGTCATTCACAGCCACAACGCAAAAATCCATCCGCACTGGCCGTCGAAGGGCGATATGGAAACCCAGATCGCGACCGGGCTGCCATTCGGGATTATCAGCTGTGATGGTGAAGTGACCACGCCGGTTTTATGGTGGGGCGATCACTGCCTCGATACACCGCTTCTGGGCCGGTCTTTCGTGCCGGGTGTCTTTGATTGCTACGGGCTTGTGCGCAGCTGGTACTGGCAGGAACGCGGTGTCCGGCTGCCGGATTTTGCCCGCTCAAAAAACTGGTGGGAAGAGGGCGACCATCTGCTGACCGATCATTTCGAAGAGGCGGGCTTTACGGCAATTGACGCCAATGAAGCCCGCCCCGGCGATGTATTCTTTATGCAGCTGGTCTCTAAGGTGCCGTGCCATTCCGGCATTCTTCTGGATGACAGTCTTTGCCTGCATCACCTCGACGGGCGGCTGTCACGGCGTGAGCCGGTCGGGCCGTGGCTGAAACGGATCACGCATTGGGTGCGGTATGACGCTTAGCCCGCGATTTCCCGGCGCGCCAGATCTGCCAGAAATGCCGAGCGTGTCAGGCCGTGGGATTTTGCGTACTGATCGACCGCGCTCAATAAGCCTGCATCCATGGTAATATTGGCTTTGGTGGTTCTGCCACTGAGCTGAATAAATGGAACTGCCAGAAGAAACGCGCCTTCGGCCAGATCACGTGTAACGTCATCATCTGCACGAACAGCATCCAGTGACCGGGCTTCCGGCAATGCCTCACCTTCGAGATGAAGGGCAAGGGCTTCGCTCGCATTAGTCAAAAGATCGTTCATGTCGTCAGCTGCCGAAAAGCAACCGGGGACATCGGGGAAGTGTACGCCAAAAGCGCTGTCACCTTCCTGATGAACAACTGCAATGTAGTAACGCATGGCGCTTTCCTTTCCTTACAGCCAACCGGCCTGTTTATAGATGTTGCGCACAGTGCCGATTGGCAAGTCCTTCTTGGGGTGGGGCACAGTAACGGTCTTATCACCCTTTTTAAACTTGTGGTGTGAGCCTGTGACTTTCACCAGTTCGAAGCCATCGTTTTCTAAGTTTTTAATGATCTTGCGACTGTTGGTGTCCATCAACTGATCCCCTTTGATGCGTATATATATACGCCTTAATGGCGGATATCGCAAGGCAATATGCGTATTAAAATACGTATTGAGGCGTTCATGAAAAGAACCATCCACCTACACGGCGACCTCGCAGGCCAGTTCGAACCGTTCTATCGGCTTGATGTTGCCAGTGCGGGCGAGGCCGGAGAGGCGCTTGCATCTGTTGTGCCGGGCTTCCGGCAGTATGTGGCGGAACGCAATTTCCGTGTGCTGCGTGGCGATCCGGAAACCGGCATGGCGCTGGGTCCGGAAGATCTTGGCTTTCAGCTCGGGCATGCCGATCTGCATATCGTGCCGGTGGTGGCAGGCGCTGGCAATCGCGGGCTGGGCAAGATCATTGCCGGTGTGTTCCTGATCGGCGCGGCCTTCTTCATGCCTGCCTCACTGGCCGGTGCTGGCTTTCTGGGAACGACGGTCGGCGGTGCGATGAAGGGGCTTGGCATGGCGCTCGCCATGGGCGGTCTCGGGCAGATGCTGTCACCGGCCCCCAAAGTCGCTGACAGCAGCAATGAAGATCAGGCGTCTTATCTGTTTAACGGCGGGGCCAATGTGACGACGGAAGGCGGCCCCGTGCCGCTGGTCTATGGCCGTTCCTTCCGCGTTTCGCCGGTGCTGATCGCCGCGGGCCTTTCCACCGAAGATATCGCAATCTGAGCTTCAGGCAGAACACATTATGCAACATATGCGAATTTCCGGTCACGGCGGTGGCGGGAAGGGCGGCAAAAGCGGTGGCTCCGGTGGATACAACGAGGCCCCGAACACGCTGCGTTCAAAACAAACCATGCGGCTTTTGTTTCTGGTCAGCGAAGGCGTGACCGGTGGGCTGAAGGATGGCGCGAAGTCGATCTTCTTTGACGATGTGCCGGTCCAAAACCCGGACGGCTCGTTTAATTTTGAGGGCGGTACGTTCGAAACCCGCAACGGCTTTCCCGATCAGGCCGCCTTGTCCGGGTTTCCGGCTGTCGAGAATGAACAGGGCGTTGGTGTTGAGATCAAACAGGATCTGTCGGCCACGCGGGCCATCACCAATCTGGCGGCAACGGCAGTGCGTGTCTCTATTCAGGTGCCGCAGCTGATCTATACCGATCCCGATAATGGCAATGTCAAAGAGAACTCGGTTGATATCGCCATTGACCGGCGCTCAGAGGCAGGCACATGGCGCGAAGTGCGCCGGGATACGATCTCAGGCAAATGCACCTCGCCTTATGTCCGGGCTTACCGGATCCCGCTTGAAGAGGCCGGGCCGTGGTATATCCGGGTGCGTCGGCTTTCCGAAGATGCCAATGGCACAACGTCGAATAACCAGACTTACTGGTCATCCTATACGGTGATTGAAGATTACCGGCTGACTTATCCGGACAGTGCGGTTCTGGGTGTCACGCTGGATGCGGCTGAGTTTGGCGGCAATGCGATCCCGACCGTTTCTGTTGACTGGTCCGGCATCGAAATTGAAGTGCCGTCGAACTATGATCCTGAGACACGGGCCTATGCCGGTGTCTGGGATGGCACATTCAAGCGAGCCGTCACCGATAATCCGGCATGGATCTTTTATGATCTCGTGGTCAATGATCGCTATGGCCTCGGCCAGTATGTCGATATCGGGCAGGTGTCGAAATGGGCGCTTTATACGATTGCGCAGTATTGCGATGCACTGGTCGATGATGGCTTTGGCGGGAAAGAGCCGCGCTATACGTTCAACGGCGCGATTACCTCGCGCGATGAGGCGATCAATGTCCTGACGGCCTTTGCCGGTGTGTTCCGGGGCATGGTCTACTGGGGCACGGGGGCGGTCACTGCGGTTTGCGACAAGCCTGCCGATCCGGTGAAACTGGTGTCTCAGGCCAACGTTGTTGACGGCACATTTTCGTATCAGGGATCGGCGCTCTCGGCCCGCCACACGCAGGTGCTCGTACGCTGGTTCGATCCTGAGAACAACTATAAACCCGCCATTGAAGTGGTCGAGGATCCGGATGCTGTTGCACGGTATGGATCACGCCAGACAGAGATCCAGGCGATTGGCTGTTGCTCACGCGGTCAGGCGCATCGTTACGGCGCATGGCTGCTGGATACCGAACAGCACTCAACCGAAGTCGTGACCTATCGTGCGGGGCTGGACCATGCTGACGTTGCGCCGGGTGACGTGGTTCTGGTGGCTGATCCGTCCTATGCCGGTGTGCGTTATGGCGGGCGGATCAAGGCCGTTTCCGATGAACTCACGGCGGTAACGGTCGATGCAGCGGTCACGCTCAATGACGGCGAAACCTACACGCTGACAGTCGTCATGCCGGATGGCGTGCTTGCAGACAGGCCCGTTACAAACGGGGCCGGGGAAACGGATGAGCTGATACTGTCGGAAGCCTTGCCGGATCAGCCAGTGGCCGGTGCGATGTGGATCCTGACAGGCTCGGATGCTGCACCGCGTCCCTTCCGGGTGTTGTCGATCACGGAAAACGACAAGCATCAGTTCGATGTCTCGGCGCTGATCTATGACGAAACCAAATGGGCAAGGGTGGAAGAGGGGCTGATCCTCGAACCGCCATCGTTTTCCACCTATCCGACCGGGCCGCTTCTGGCTCCATCGCATATCACGGTGGAAGAATATCTCTATCTGGCCGGTGGCGTGTCGGTGCGCGGCGCGGTCACAATCGGCTGGTCTGCCCCGAATGATACACGGGCAACGCTTTACGAGGTGGAATATCGCGAACAGGGCGGGATCTGGCTGCCGGTCGGTTCCACGACAAGCGTTTCGATTGATCTGCAGGATCTCGATCCCGGTGTTTACAGCTTCCGGGTTCGTTCCGTTTTTACCGCGCTCAATCAGCGGTCAAAATGGACAGTGCTTGAAGCGGTCTATCTGTCGAGTGTCCTGTCACCACCGGGCAATGTCGAACGCTTCAATATTGCGGTGATCGGGGATATGGCGACACTGACATGGTCGCCGGTCGATGCCCTCAACCTGTCGCATTATGTGATCCGCTATTCGCCGGAGCTGACGGGCGTGACGTGGCGCTCGTCCGGTGCCCAGCTCGATCATGTCGATGCAACAAGCGTGCAGATCCCGACACGGCCCGGCACCTACCTGGTCAAGGCGGTGACACGGCAGGGTGTGGAAAGCCCGTCTGCCACCTTCATTCAGACCACGGTCGGGGCAACGCCGACAAATGCAATCGAGCGCTTCATCGAGCAACCGGCATGGTCCGGGACACTGGACAATTGCTTTGCCGGTGAACCGGGCCTGCGGCTCGCCAATGCCGGAGACGATATCTACACCGTGGTTGAGGCCGGAACCTATGTCTCGGCCCGCACCATCGATCTTGGCTCGGTCTTCACTTCAAGGATCACGCCGGTTTTGTCTGTCTACGGGCAGGAACTGGATGAGACGATGGATAAATGGCCGCTGCTGATCAATCTCGATGGCATGGTCGGGGCGGATCCGTCGAAGTGGAATGCGGTGATGGAAATCCGCACCACGGATGAAGATCCGGACGCCTCAGAAGCCGTCTGGACAGACTGGCATGAGGCGGCGACCGGCGATGTGGCGGCGCGGGCCTATCAGGTGCGGCTGCAGCTCTCATCGATCGATGAGAACATCACGCCGATTGTCGCGCGGGCTGAACTGACGGTGGATATGCCCGACCGGATTTTAAGCGGCAACAATATCGTTGTTCCGGTTGCCGGAAAGCGGATCGGCTTTGATCCGCCCTATTACGGGCTGACCGGCGTCTCGATCTCGGCGCAGGGGCTTCGCTTCGGCGACTTTTATGAAATCGCAAACAAGGATGAGAGCGGCTTTGACATCGTGTTCAAAGATCAGTCCGGCACGCCGGTTGAACGCTCGTTTGACTATGTCGCCGTTGGCTACGGAAAGGTGCATGCATGACGCAATATGAGAATGTGACGATTGATCCGACCGTCACCAATGGCTCGCAGCTTGCGGCCAATATCAACAGCTGGCGCAAGGCCGCGCTGACACTGCACAGCGGTGTTGAGCGGCCATCCTATGCCAGTGCGGGCACGATGTGGATCAGCACGGCGTCCAGCCCATGGAAGCTTTGCGTCTATGATGGCACGGATGATGTCGTGATCGGCGAACTCAAACCGGACAGCCATGATTTTGTCAGCGCCGGTGGCACCGAATACACCAATGACCTGATGGCTTCAGGCGATGCCGCAGAGGCGCGGGACAAGCTGGGGGCTGTTTCGAAGTCCGGTGATGTGATGACCGGCTGGCTCAAGGTCGAGTTCGATAGTCCGAACCTTGCTGAGCTGAAATCGACGGGGGCCACAGATGCCCGGCTGAAAATGTGCAGCGACAATGGCGGTAACAGCTATGTCGAGTTCGGTCAGCGGCACAACGGCGATGCCTATATCTGGTCACGTGGCAAAAGCTACAATTTTAGAAGCGATGGTTATTTGACCAATGGTTCATGGCAGATCGCCGCCGACGGAAATATCAATGGCTCCATCTGGGGAAACTGGGGCAGTAATTGGGCCTACACCGCTATCGGCAACCGCATTGAAGACCGTGCGGCGGCGCACGCGAATAACAAGGCACCGAAAGGTGCGCGCATCCAGCACGATTCCGGCACTTATGACATTGGCGGCTGCGACATCGGCTATGGCGACTACACAGTCGACTGCGCCGGAAGTCAGGCCCTGACAGGACTTCAATGCTTCAGTGGGCGCAACCAGTGGCTCCGGCTTCGTGCAAAATATCTGAGGAATTACTGATGGACGATACGATTTCCCCTGACAGCTCTAACGCGCTCAATCCCGACCTCGACCGTGATGCGCTGGAACACCTGCTTTCGCTTGAATATCCGGACCTGAAACCGGGCCGTGATTTTCTGACCGGACATCTGGAAAAGCGCTCCGGCGGGCGTCTCGGCTCGGCAGTGATCCTTGAATGGAACGTTGAAGCGGATTTCCCATCGCCGGATGATCTGCATGCCTTACTCGATCAGCACCGGGATGCTGTCGCAGTGTTTGTTGAAGGCCGCGAGAACAGAATGTTGCGGAACGCCGTCGATGCTGAACGTGACCGGCGCATTGCAGATGGTTTCGTGTTCGAAGGCGTTACGTATCAGTCCCGCCCCAGCGATATCGACAAGATCTCGCGCTGGGCCGCGTCAGCCCGGTCCGTGATTGAAGCCGGAGCGGTTGCCGGTGACTATCGCTGGCACGGTCAGAACTATGACTTTGCATGGATTGCGGCTGATAACACCACGCACAAGCTCGATGCACAGGCCATGGTCGCACTCGGCGAGACGGTTCTGGCGCATGAACAGGCGCATATTCTGGCAGCCCGGCAGATCAAGGATATGGATCCGATCCCTGCCGATTACGCACATGACAGCTACTGGCCGGACTGACCGGCGCTAAAACTCCACAAGGAAAATCGACTATGCCAATCACCACGGTATCCAGCCGGGGGCGTGCTTTCGTGCGCCTTCATGAAGGCAATCCGCTGACCGCCTATCTCGATCCCACCGGCACGCCGACCATCGGGACGGGCTTCACCATGCGCTCTCCCTATTGCCGGGCGGAATTTGCAAAGCTCGGCATCAAAAAGCTCGTTCCCGGCAAAACGAAGATCACCGCCGAACAGTCTGATCAGATCCTGCGCACGGTGATCGATAACGGCTACAGCAAAGAGGTCGTTGCACATTCGCCGGGTAACCGGACGCAATACCAGATGGATGCTGCCACAAGCGCGGCATTTAACCTCGGCGGTCGTGTGGTCAGTAAATGGCAGTTCGGCAAGCTCTGGCGGACAGGGCGGCTGAAACAGGCTGCCGATTACCTGGCCGTGCATTACAACACCTCAAAAGGGCGCAAGCTGCCGGGGCTGGTCCGACGACGCAAGGAAGAGGCGTTGTTGTTCGAAAAGGGCATCTATACCGGTATCGATATGGCCGTGGATGCGCCTGAAGGTGTACCGCGCGCCGAAACAGATCAGAAGCCCGTAACCGGCGATCCGGTCGTGGCCGATGTTCAGACCATGCTGAAAAAGCGCGGTTTTGATCCCGGTGCAATCGACGGCTGGTTCGGCAAGAATACCCGAAAAGCCGTGCTGGCCTATCAGATGGCGCATCCGCATCTTCAAAACGATGGGATCATCGGCCCGGCGACGATTGCCCAGTTGCGTAGGGATATGATGGCGCTCAAAGATGCTGCTGCAAAGTCCGGCCTGTCGGCGGCTGCCTCCGGTGCTGCTGCATGGACGGCAGGCCTGCCGGTTGGCTGGATTGTGGTCGGTGTCATCATCTGTGCCACTCTCTGGTTCGCATGGCGTTATCGCGATGTGATCGCACGGCGGATCAACACCATCATCGGGCATGAGGTGGGCGTATGATCACCACGATCATCAAATGGCTGGCAAAGCTTGGCGCGGGCGGCATTGTCGACCGCGCCATGACGCTGATCGATAAGCGGGCTGAACAGGAAACCGACCGGGAGAAGATCAAGGCAGATCTGACAGCGGAATATTACCGGCAGGTGATCGAAGAAACCCGCATCATGGCGGATTACAACAAGGCCAAACTGTCATTTCCTTGGTTCTGGCTGTTTGCCAGCCTGTTCCTGTTTCCGCTGGCGCTCTGGTGGGCGGCTGTCATCCTCGACAGCGTCTTTCACTTCCCGTGGACGATTGCGGATCTGCCCACGCCTCAGATGCAGGCATGGGCGGGGAATATGATCCAGTGGGTGTTTTATGTCGGCTCCGGCGTGGCGGGGCTGAAAACCGTTCTGAAGGCAGAGAAATGACCGTTGAAATCGCACGTCAGCTCGGAGAGGTTCAGGGCAAGCTTGATGCCCTGATCCGCAAGGTGGATGACAACCGCACCAGCCATGATGAAATCCACGAACGCCTGAACACGGTCGAACACCAGAATGAAAAGCTGATCAGCGAAAACAAAGAGCTTTCCGAACGCCTGACGGAAACCGAAACCTTTGTTGCCGATGTTCAGAAGATCAAACAGATCGGTCGGGGCTATATCCTCGGCGCGGCCATGGCTGGCACCGGCTTCGGTGTCTGGCTCTCAGACGGGATCCTGCTGCTGATCAGGGCGGTGAAGGGTGGGTGATGATTGGCTTTGCACCTTGCCGAAACCGTGATTTCTCGCAGAGATAAGCTGATGACTGCATCGCGCCGCCATCTCGGTCATAAAGCCTGAGAAAATTCTACTTCTAAAGCCCATTATTTTTCGGGAGGGACTACCGTATGGCGGAACCCCGGCGAAACTTCGGGTGTCCCTAAAGGCGATGCAGAAGGCTTACAAAGTGAAGGCCAGTGATGAGGCGAGCATAGTTCGGGCGCAGCGCCTGCTTTAGCTCCACTGCAATTCAAGGCGACTATTTGGCTTGCTTTTTTCTTGCAATTCAGCCGCTGAGATTGTGAAGTCGCCGCATTCAGGGGGACCGCATGATACCGCATGACTTCATAAAAAAATGGCAGGGCACCAAGCTAAAGGAGCGGGCCGCCGCTCAGGAGCATTTCATCGATCTCTGCCGATTGCTGGGAGAGCCGACGCCTGCCGAAACTGATCCGACCGGCCTCGACTACGGTTTTGAAGTGGGCGCGACGAAAACAACCGGCGGACGCGGGTTTGCCGACGTGTTCAAGCGCGGCTGCTTCGGCTGGGAGTACAAGGGCACCCACGCAAATCTCGACACTGCCTTCGCGCAGATTCAAAGATATGCGGTCGCGCTCGACAACCCGCCTCTCTTGATCGTCTCCGACATCGGAACGACGATTCGCATTCATACCAATTGGACGAACTCGGTCTCAAAGACCTACGAAATTCCAATCGCTGCGTTGGAAGATGCCGACCAGCGAGACCTCTTGAAGCTGGCCTTCACGGACCCTGAGGCCCTTCGTCCGGCTAAAAGCAGACAGGAACTGACGGAAGAGGTTGCCGGGGAGTTTGCCGCGCTTGCAACGTCGCTGCGTGAGAAGGGCCATGCCCCCGAGCAAGTGGCTCATTTCATCAACCGTCTGGTTTTCTGCATGTTCGCCGAAGACGTTGACCTGCTTCCCTCGAAGCTGTTCACGCGGATGATCGAGCGGGGCCTCGACGACCCGAGCGAGTTTGAAACGTTTGCCCGGTCACTGTTTCTTGCCATGAAGAGTGGCGGGCTTGTCGGGTTCGAGAGAGTTGCTTGGTTCAACGGCGGGCTCTTCAATGACGACCTAGCTTTCAGTTTGACGAAAGACGAGTTGAAAATCGTTCACCGCGCAGCGGTCCAGTATTGGGGGGATATCGATCCGTCCATTCTCGGCACTCTGTTCGAGCGCGGGCTGGACCCGGAAAAGCGCAGTCAGCTCGGCGCTCACTACACCGACCGCGAAAAGATCATGATGATCGTCGGCCCGACCATCATTGAACCGCTGGCGGCTGAGTGGAGCGCGACAAGGAGCGTGATCGAAGGCTTGATGAAGAAGGCCGAACTGGCAGATGCTGCCGCGAAGACAACGCGAGGGCGGAGCGGATCGCGAAAGCAGGGCGCAGCCACAACGGCGATCAATGCCGCTCAGGCCGCGCTTGACGCCTTTCTGAAACGCCTTTCGAACTTCAGGGTTCTGGACCCGGCCTGCGGGTCGGGAAATTTCCTGTATGTCGCTTTGCGGGAACTCAAGGATTTGGAGCATCGGGCACAGGTCGAAGCGGAAGCGCTGGGGCTTCCCCGTGGCTTTCCGCAGATCGGCCCCGAGGTGGTACGGGGGATCGAGATCAATCCCTATGCTGCCGAACTTGCCCGCGTCTCTGTCTGGATCGGTGAGATTCAATGGATGCTCAAGAACGGCTTTGCCGCTTCTTCGAACCCGATCCTGAAGCCGCTCGAAACGATTGAATGCCGGGATGCACTCTTGTCGTTATCGCAAGATGGAGAGTGGAGCCCAGCCGAGTGGCCGGAAGCAAACGCCATTATCGGAAACCCCCCATTTCTGGGCTCAAAGTTTCTTCGCAATGGAAAGCCAGCGACACGAAACCGGCCGGCCGTCGCTGGTTTGGGTGACGAATATGTCGATCGCCTGTTCCGCGTGTTTGAAGGCAAGAACCCAGGGTCCGCAGATTTCGTTTCCTACTGGTTTGCATTGGCCCTAAGAGCAACCAGCTCTACACCAAAACCTATAATAGGGTTTGTAGCAACCAAATCGATTGCAAAAGGCGCTACAAATAAGGCGTTGGATGCTTTGGTTTCTGAAGGCGAGATGGAACTGTTCTGGGCGGTAGCAAACACTGAGTGGGTGGTCGCTGGTGCTGAGGTGCGCGTATCTCTTGTCTGCCTGCGTCCCCGAATGACGGGTTTAGGAGCCAGTCTACCCCTCCTGAATTTTCGTCCTGTTTCAGCTGTCAACACAGACTTAACGCATGGCCTTACGCTCGCCAGAGCCCACACCATGCCTTCCAACAAGAGACGGTGTTTCCAAGGCGTGAAGCAGAACGGCACATTTGAGACGCCCGCCACCAAAGCTCGAAGTCTGCTTCTGGAACCACGCAATCCTAATGGCCTCGATAATTCTTTGGTAGTGAAGCGGTTTTACGGCAACGACGATGTTTCAGGTAGAGATCAAGATGGTTGGATAATCGACTTTACAGAATATCCGAAGGAAGAAGACGCGGCGCTCTTCGAAAAACCATTCAAAGCTGTAGAGCATGTGCGGACGGAGCGTTCGAATCGTACGAAAGGGAAGGCGACAGAGAGCGATAAGCTAAAGTCTCATTGGTTGATGCAGAGGCCGAGACCAGATCTGCGCTCCGAAATCGCTAATCTATCGCGAGTAATCGGCGTTCCAGAGACATCGGAACATTTTATATTCCGCTTTTTGCCCGCCACAGGTATCTACAGCGGTAGTCTCTTTATCTTCCCACGAGAGGACTTCACTTTCTTCGGAATTTGCCAATCGACTACTCATGTTCTTTGGGCAAGACTTGCTGGAAACAATTTAGGTTCTGGCAACCAAGATCGCTACAACAAAGGCTGGACATTCGAGACTTTCCCGTTCCCCGAAGGTCTCACCCCTGACATCCCGGCATCTTCATACGCCGAGGACCCTCGCGCGACTGCCATCGCAACTGCCGCAAACCGCCTCAACGAACTTCGTGAAAACTGGCTGAATCCTCCGGACCTAGTTCGCCGGGAACCTGAGGTGGTCGAAGGTTTTCCCGAGCGTATCCTGCCGGTTGACGACAAGGCCGCAGAAATCCTCAAGAAGCGGACACTCACAAATCTCTACAACCAGCGCCCCGCATGGCTGGATCATGCACACAAGGCGCTGGATGGAGCCGTTGCAAGTGCTTATGGCTGGCCTGCCGACCTTTCCGATGACGAAATTCTTGCCCGGCTATTCGCGCTCAATCAGGAACGGACGGAAAGCCAATAG